AGTGTTCTAATTGTAGTAACTCTTTTTTATACTGCAATAAAACTAAAAGATATGTTATTTAAAAAAAAATAAATTATGGCAAAGATATTTGAATATTTAGCACAAAAGATTAGAAACTTCAACCATTGGTTTGCTACTGGTTGGAACAAAATCATCAAAAAATTATTAATCAAATTTTAATTATATTTGTAGTATAAAAATTATAAGTTATGGCAAGTACAGTATTCAACGGAACAAACCTTTTAATCAAAATAGCAGATGATGCAGGTTCTCCTGCTACAATAGGACACACTACATCGTGTTCAATTTCATTTACAAACGATATGGCAGATGCCACTACAAAAGATTCAGCAGGATTCTCTGAAGTTATTGCAGGGTTAAGATCAGCAGAAATATCTTTCGATGGTTTAGTTGATTATACTGATGCTAATGGTGGTAAAGAAATCGCACACAAACTTTTAACTCGTCAAAAATTAGACTTCACATTCGGTACTGCTGCCACAGGTGATACGATTTATTCAGGAGAAGGTTTTATGTCTTCTTGTGAAATAAGTGGTGCAATGGAAGAAGCAGTTACATATTCAGGTACTATTACGGTTACAGGTGCAATCACAGAATCTACTAACTAATACTAAATAGTTGATTTTTAATGTGTAATTGTTATATTTGTTATTGTAAACTATTTTAAATGACAAAACAAAGAGGTTATTACACTCTTAAAATAGGGGGAAAGAATCGTACATTACACTTTAGTATGAACTTTTGGGCAACCTTTACAGATATGCTCGATATTTCACTTGATGAAATTGGTGGTGTTTTTGAGAAAGGTGTTTCACTTAAAGCTATCATTACGATAGTATATGCAGGAATTTTAACTTACGATCAAGAGAATAAAAAAGAAATTGACTATGATAACTTTGATGTTGGTAATTGGCTTGAAGATGTTACTTCAGAGGACATTGAAAAGATTATTAAAGCAATGACCGAATCTCGAATCTTGGGTAATGATTTAAATGCAGGTTTAAGTAGAAACCCAAAAGATGATTCAAAAAAAAAATAACCGATAAAACTTCTTGGGAAGATATAATTGATTTCTACATTGGTTATTGTGGTATAAATCCAAACGAGTTTTGGACTAATACATTTAAAGAAAACAAACTCCTTTCAGAATCCTTTGTAATTAGGATAAATGCCGAGTGGGAACAATTTAGATATTTAGCTGCAATGATACATAATGTCAATGTGGGTAAAAAATCTGATATGATAAAACCACATCAACTCTTTGAATTGCCACAAGATAATATTGAGCGAAATAAAGCTAAAACATCAAGAGAGGATTTTGAAAAGTATGTAGAACTCATTAATAGTAAGTTGAATAAAAAATAGTTATTTTTGTACTATGGCAGACCAAAATTTTAAATTACGATTCGACTTTATTGCTAACAATACAAAATTCAATAGTGCTATTGGACAATCAAGCAATAAACTTAAAAGTTTTGGCAATCAAATGACCAAAACAGGTCGTATGCTTTCTACAAGGGTTTCACTTCCACTTGCAGCAGTTGGTACATTAGCTTTAAGACAAGCAGCTAAATTTGAAAGATTAAGAGTTACTTTAAATACACTTTCAGGATCTGCAGATGCAGGTGCTAAATCTTTTGAGAGATTAGTGCAATTTAGTGCAGAAACACCTTTGCAATTACAACAACTTACAGATGTAAACAATATGTTAATGGGATTTGGTCAATCATCAGATGATGCTTTCAAATCTTTAAAAATGCTTGGTGATATATCTGCTATAACAGGTGGTAATCTTACAGGTATTGCAGTAGCTTTTGGTCAAGCTGCCGCAGAAGGGCGTGTGATGACAAGGGACTTACGCCAATTTATAAACAATGGGGTGCCTATATTACAACTTCTTTCTGAAGAAATGGGTGTTGCGGAGGGTAAAATAATGGATTTAGCTTCAGAGGGCAAACTTACATTTGACATCTTAAATACTGCATTTACAAAAGCAACAAGTGATGGTGGTCGTTTTAATGATGGTCTTAAAATACTTTCGCAAACATTAGAAGGTTTATTTAGTACATTAAAAGATAATGTAAACATTGCACTTGCAGAGCTTGGTCAAGAGATTGCAGAAACATTAAATCTGAAAGAGGGAATACCTGCATTTTCAAAACAAATAAAAGAAGCAGTAGATAATTTTAAAAATTTAGATCCTGAAATAAGAAAATTAATAATTCAACTTGGTTTGTTTGTTACTGCTGCAGGTCCAGTTATTGTAGTTTTAGGTACTATATCTGCAAGTTTACTTGCTATAATTGCTTTACTTACTGCATTAAGTCCTATTGTGATTGCATTTACTGCTCTTTTTGTGGCTTTAGGTGCAGCATTTGTAGCTGCAAAAAAAGAGGGTGTAGGATTTAGTGATTTTTTAAAAAACAATTTACAAGCAGCCTTAATTAGTGATGATAAATTTAGCAGATTTAATGATAATTTAGGTACAACAAATGATGAGCTAAAAATATTAAATACAAGAACAAAAACTGCAAAAGAAAGATTAGATGATTTAGCAGAAGCTATGGAAGGTGCTTTTTCTAATCCTTTATTATTTACTGGTGCAAGACCAAAAGGTTTTCCAAAAATCACAACAGATACTTCTACTGATAATACAGGTGGTTTTGGTGGTAATGGTGGTGATCCTATTAAATTTAGTTTTGCAGCGACAGATATGTTTGCAGGATTTGGTAAAACTGTTTTAGATGTTTCAAATCTTTATAAAAAAGAACTTCCAAATATGACTACTATTACTAATGGTTTTGCATTAGCTATGGAAGAAATGACTAAAAAATTCCAAGATTTTACAGAAAATGCAATAGTACCAGTAGTTGAAGCAACAAAAACTTTTGGAGAGCAAATAATACCTCAAATCGGCATTGCTTTAAGAGATGGTTTTGCAGCTATTGCAGAAGGAGAAAGTCCACTTAAAAGAATTGGAACTATTTTAAAAGGATTAGTTGCAAGATTACTTGCAGCAGCAGCAGCAGCAATGCTACTTGGTGCATTTTTAGGTGGTGCAGGGGGTGGTTCTGCAATTCTTACAAGAATGGGTGGTATAAAAGGTTTATTTACTCAATTCTCTGGTATTGAGTTAGCAAGAGGTGGTATTGTATCAGGACCAACAAACGCTCTTATTGGAGAATATCCTGGTGCAAGATCAAATCCTGAAGTAGTCGCACCATTAAGTAAACTAAAAACTATGTTAGGAACAAGTGGTGCAATGCAAGGAGAGTTTGTTTTAAGAGGTCAAGATTTAGTAGTCGCTTTACAAAGAGCAGAAAGAAATAGAAATAGATTTAAATAATGGCATACGGTGTAAAATATGAACTTGATTTTTCAGACATCAAGGGTAATGCAAGAAGTGTACAAATTCTTAAAAAAGATTACACAGGTGATGTAAATTCTATTGTAGGTACTGACAATCCAGTTATTATCAAATACACCAATGATGATGATTTTTATAATCCTATTATCGGTTCTTCTTGTGTCTTAAATATCAAAACAACAGACACAATATCTTATGATGAGTTTACTGATTTTGATGAGAGAGAATATAAAATAAGAGTTAATGTAGGGGTACAAGATGATTCTGCAGATATTAATTCACCACTTTGGGAACTTGCAAACACAAATTGGGAAGCAACAGATTTTAATTGGGCAGCAGCAACTGACTTTCAAGTATATTGGGAAGGGTTTTTAGTTTCAGATACTTTTACAGAAGCAATACAATCAAATCCATTTGACATAAGTTTAAGGGCAATAGATAATTTAGGTGCTTTAGATGCTTATTTAGTTCCTGATGGTAATATAAATACAAATGCAGATGGAACAATAAAAGTTGCTACAGATGAACAAACCAATATAGATTCAGCTTGGTTTTATATTCATAGAATATTATCATATACTGGTTTAGAGTTTGATATTTTTGTGCAAAATAACATTCGTAGAACTGTTCAAGGTCAAGTTGTAAATTCAAACAACAATTTATTTCAAGATATTCTTATAAATGAGTTTGCCCTTTTTAATGGTTTTGCAAAAAAATCGGCAAAAGAAGTTTTAGAAAACATTTTAAGAATTACTAATTCAAGAGTATATCAAGCTAATGCTTCTTGGTATGTAGTGTCGAATAGTAACTATTATGATAAATCAATTTCAGGTATTCAACTTGGAGAAACAGATCAAGATTTAACACAAAACAACCCTATCGTAACGACTGATGCAGTTAGCAATACAAGTGATACTGGTGTTACATTAAATGGTACTATAACAGATGATAAAGGACTTGCAATTATAGAAAGAGGTTTTTATTTTGGAACTAATGCAAATATTTTAGCAAATCCAAAAGTTGTTTCAACCGACACATCTGCAAGTTTTACTTCATCACAAACAAGTTTAGTTACAGGTCAATTATATTTTATAGCTGCTTATGCAAAAAACAATACATTTATAGAGGGTAGAGGTGCAACTATTTCTTATGTACCAGGTGCAACTACTGTTACTGAACCTGAAAATGTTTCACCGACAGTACAATTACAAATTATTAATCCATATACTGTTGAAAATGATAAAATGTTATTTACAGGACAATTTAGCGATGTTGGTACAAGTAATGTGACAGAGTATGGTTTTTATTTTGGTACTAATGGTAATGCATATAATCAAAGTCCAAATGTTAGATATGTGATTGCAACAGGTCAAAACATATCTGTTCCTACTGCTTTTTCTGCAGATACATCTGCTGCACCATTTAATTTGACTTTAACTGCAGGAACACCATTTTACATTACACCTTTTGCAAAAAACAGTACAGGTGAAGGTGTACCAATTATAAAAAATGTTTTACAATATACTTGGAACGCTTGGGAATTAAGAAAAATATTAGACAATTCAATTAAATATGTTCCTTACACATCAGATTCAAGAGGTGATGAAGTTGTTGTTAGTGATGATGGTACAAATTGTTATAAAATAATTTCAGGTGCTTTTAGAACAAGTTTAGTAGGTTTACCAACAATTACTGGTGGTTGTGCAGACACACCTGAACCTGAACCATCGGTTACTGATGCTGAAACTTGTAAATCAATTACACTTTATCGTAGTGATACTGCTTATAATTTATGTTGTAAAACACCTACATCAAGAGAACATTTTATTAATGGTGAATCATTTACTGACAACACAAATACTACAAAAGTATTTATTGATAATACTTGTACTACTGAACTTGGTGCAGTACAATTTTTATCTGAAGATTTAGTAAATGTTAGAAAATGGAATGGAACTAATTTAGAAAACACTTTTACTTGTCCTGCTTGTGATCCTGATGTTGTAACACCTGATGGATTTTTAGTTCAAAGAGATAATTCACAAGACACATTGAGAGTTGCATATAACGGCAATTTTACAGAAGGTAATAGAGTTGTTCTTAATGTTCAAACAAATGATTGTTTTACAATTCTTGAAGAAATAACAACTCCTGATGATTTATCTGCAATAACAATAGTTGCACTTTGTAATACACAACCCCCAACACCAACAGAGCAATGTCCAACAATGACACATTTTGCTGAATACTTAAAATGTAATGATGATGTAATACAACTTATTGGTAACAATAAAGATGAATTTCCAAATTTTGTAAAACAAATTAGTTCAGGCGATTGTTATAGTTTAATTAATAGAACAAGTCAACCAACATCAAATGATGATTTTAATTTGGGTTGTTTTCCTACAAGTAAATTTTCATCTAATTTTATAAGTTGTGATGATTGTTTAGGTATTGTTCCTGATGAACCACAAGTACCTGTAATACCTGAACCTGATCCTGAACCAACAATATTTTACAGAATTTATAGAAGTTTACAATCAAATTGTAGTGCTGATGATATTATTATAGAGGTATCAAATCAAACGAATACTTTTCCATCTGTCATTACCGATGGTTTAATATGTTATGAATCTCTACAAGATGGTGGTAACGGTGTCAATGGTGATGTAGATGATTATTTAGCTTTTGATGATTGTGCAGCTTGTCAGGCTTATGTCAGTACAACAACAACACAAGCACCAACAACAACACAAGCACCTTGTACTGCAATACAAGCAAGTGTATCAACAATCGCATTGAGTGTATGTTGTGGAACTGATAAGCCAAAAACTATATATATTAATTCTACTTCCATATCTACTGCCAGTGTTGTATATACAAATTCAGATTGTACGATAGTTCTTGGTGGTGGTAATTATATAAATACAGGTGGTGTTTTATACTTTTGGAATGGTAATACATTAACAACTGCTACCTGTCCTGCTTGTCCATAATTTATGAGATATATTTGTTGTCAACCATCTACTTTGTATTTTTCTTGGCAGATTGATGTAATGATCAATAGCTTTTTAAATAATGGAATTAAAGCTGAACAAATTGATATTGTTTTTGCTGATAAATCATCTGATGAATTACCTTGTTATTATTTACTTGAAAAATATTCTAAAGTAAATTTTTACTTCTACCCTGATACAAGAAATCCTATAAAATACATATCAAGTGTAAGACCACATATTTTAAAAAAGCATTTTGCAAAATATCCACATTTATATAAAGGCACTTTTTTATATCACGATTGCGATATTGCACTAACAAAACCTTTAGATTTAGATAATTATTTATGTGGTTGTAATCCCACTTGTTATTTAAGTGATACAATAAGCTATATAGGACACGACTACATTGTTTCTAAAGGAGAAGATATGTTAGAGCTAATGTGTAATGTAGCCAACATTGATAAAGAAATAGTAAAACAAAATCAAGATAATTCAGGTGGTTGTCAATACTTACTTAAAGATATTGACCATACATTTTGGGAAGAAGTTGAAAAGGATTGCGTAAACCTATTTACAGAAGTAATAAAATTAAATGCAAAGAAAAAAGCTGAAAACGAAAGGTATCACGGACTACAAATTTGGTGTGCCGATATGTGGGCAGTTCTTTGGAATTTATGGAAGCGTAATCGTAAAACAAAGATTATAGATGAACTTGATTTTACTTGGGCAACAAACAATATAAATGATTGGGGTAAAAAAGCAATCTTTCACAATGCAGGAATAAACAATAACAAAAATGGTGAGTTTCATAAAGCAATGTTTATAGGTAAAAAACCACCAAAAGATTTAGAAATAAATCCAAATTTAGCTTCATATAAATACTATGAGTTAGTGAAACAAATATTGTAAATTTGTATTATGGGAACTATTAGAACAGAGCAAACAAGATTACTTCAAGAAAATGGCACAGAAAATATAGAGTTTTTTGTATATGATAAAGATGGCAATGCAAAGACAACATTAAAACAATCAAAAGATGTTTTAAAACAAGTGCCAAGTAATTTGACACCTATCAATCAAGATTTACAAGTAGAGTATTTGCGACCACTTCGTGATGCAATTAAAACTACATTAACAAATCAAATGCAACTGCTTAATAAAAATCCTAATTTTAGATATAAAACATTTAATTGGGATATTACTGCTTCAAAAGCAACTGTGCAAATACCAAGTCAAATATTGTTTGGCGTAAACCCAATATCAGGTATATATTGTTTGTATCAAGATCAAGTGCCACTTACTGATTCCAAAACAACACACATGATAAAAAACATATTAGGTGAAACTGCTATTGTAAGTGGTAGAGATATTGAGATTGCTTGGAATTATTATGTGTTCACAGGTATTGGTGGTACTAACATAAAACAATTTATAAGTGTTGGTCTTGATTCTACTAATGATGGAAGTATAAATAAGATGTACAATTTTGAGGAAAACAAATTTGAAACAGGTACTTTTACTGATGATAAATTTTTCAAGAAAATAGATTACACAAATTTAGATGCTTGGAACAAATACAGAACAATCCTACAAGCTAATTT